TAAGTTCAGAGTTAATAATAGAATTAGGATCCCACTCAGACTTCTTTTGTTCATAAGAATTGAAAAGACTCTCTATGTCTAGGTCTTTTTCGTTAGAAAGATTGTCTTCTAACACCGAGTGGACTATGTTACCTAGTACGGCTGCCTCTCCAAATAGTCGAGGTTCTTTTTGTATGTAGCCATAAAAGTATTTTGCTGGGCACATTTTGTAAGTGTCAATCCTAGAATAGGACAAGTCCATCAAGGACATTCTTTCCAGGTCAGAAAGATCTTCTACCGATTTAATGTTTATCATTTATTCCTTTAGATTGTCAGGGGAGAATATTAAAGTTCCGTGTTCATCGAATTCTCTTCCGAGGTCATCGATATAATGATTGTTATAAATGTTTTTATAAGAACCATTTGGCATAGGGACCCAGCCAGTATCGCCTAGCTCCATTTCGTCATAGTTTTCTTTCTTCATATATTACTCTTCATCTTCTTCTGGGTCTACGGAGTTAGTTTGGATAACGCAATTCATTATAGACTCCATATTAAACCAATAGTTAAGAACCCCGTACAAGTGTTCCAGCTCTTCTTTTGTCGCGTTAAAACCTGCTGCGCCAGATTGAATAAAAAACAAAGGCTTTTCTTCGTCTATTGATTCATACTCTACAAGGACAACATTGCCCATGTGCATTCTTCCTACTTCTGCTCTCAACATAAATTAGTCTCCAACTATTGTTATAGGGTTCCAGTTTGGATCGCCCATTTTATTTCTCATGTCATTGACGTAAGAGTCCCAATCTCTTTCGTCTTCTGATTTCTTCTCTATCTTGACCGTACCTGCATATGGGTTAGATTTAAATCTAGTTATAACTAGACGACCCTGCTGGGTTTTCCATCTTAGTATCCCATTTCTGCAGTCGCAATAGTCGTCCTGGCATGGCTCTATCATCCCTTGTGGGTCGTATCTTCCACTGCACCCGTTACACTTTGTGTAGCGTTCTTTGTTCTCGCATCTTCCACAAGAAAGACAATACTTCCAACAATCTTTTTCTGTTGGGTTCTGAAAACTACCTATTGCTGCCATAACTCTCCTCTTTTATAATTGTGTCAAATAGGGCTTCTGCTTTTCTATTTGTTGTTTTATTAAAACGATAAACAAAAGTTCCTAAATTGTTTTTTACCTTAAGATAAACCTGTTTATTACCATTGTGCGCATTTATTATATCACAAATCTGTTGTATCTTTTCTGAGTTTAAAGTATCTATTTCCAAATAGATAGCCTTACCGCTAAATAATGTAGCGTGATCTATCTTTTCTATATTAGAAAGGAAAAGCCTATAGCTTGAATTCTCATCATCGGTTTCCCTATTTAATGTCCCAGATATATAGACTATTTCGCCTGCTCTAAAGAAGTCATCTGTATAATTCTTAGCGTCTTTAGGAAAGACAATTATTTCTAACTCACCAGTTGGGTCCTCAATATTAAACTTAAACATTCTTGCACCTTTTTTGGTTATTATTTTCTTAGAGGCGGTGATGATCCCTCCAACCTTAAGGTAGCTATTAGTCACGCACTCTGGTATCTGGATAAGCTCAACATCAATGTTTGGTTTCATCTTGTCCCAAGTCCCTTCTAAGGGGTGCTTTGTAACGTAGATGCCTAGCTCTTCTTTTTCTTTTTCTAAAATAGAAAGCTCAACTGATCTGTTTAAGTCTTCGTCTTCCATTTCTGGTATCAATTCATCTAGCGCGCCAGCATACGAAAGATGTTCTAGAGTAGACTTCTTTAGCACGGTTGGATCGCATCTTCTAAAAAAATCATACATACTAGAGTATGGTTTTTCGGTATCTCTTTTTTGTATTATCGACTCTGCTATCGAAGCACCAATGCCACTTACTGAACCCAAACCAAACAAGATGTTATTATCATCTTCAACTTCAAAGTCTATGCCAGATTTGTTAATCGATGGAGGAAGAACATTTATGTCCAACTTTCTACAATCATTTAGATACAAGAATAGTTTTTCTTTATTGCCAGCGACTGAAGTTATTAAAGCTGCCATGTACTCAGCTGTGTAGTGCGTTTTTAAGTATGCGGTTACATAAGATATCATTGCGTAACTTGCTGCGTGAGCTCTGTTAAAACCGTACCCACCGAAGAACTCAATGTCAGAAAATATTTTATCTGCAATTGACTTTGTCAAACCTGAGTTCTCTATGCAGCCTGTAACAAAACTTTTTCTTATTTTTGCTATCTTATCCATCTGCTTCTTACCAATTACTTTTCTTAAGTCATCGGCTTCGCTAGCAGAAAAGCCAGCAAGGCTTCGTGCTACTGCTAAAACATCTTCCTGATAAAGCATGATGCCCAAAGAAGAACCTAGTGCCTCCTCCATCTTTTCATGGACATAAGATATCTTTGCCTTACCATTTTTTCTATCTATGTAGAGCTTGTCCATACCGGATCCCATTGGGCCTGGTCTGTAAAGAGATATCAAAGCCATGATGTCTTGTATTGATCTTGGCTGCATTTGTATCATGAGCTCGCGCATACCTGCAGACTCTAACTGGAAAACACCCATGGCATTACCTTTGCACAGTTCCTTATAAGTGTTCTCGTCATCTAAAGGTATGTCATCAAGTATTATCTTTTGACCTGTTCTTTTCTCTACGGTTTTTATGCATTGGTCTATAACACCAAGGTTTCTTAAACCAAGAAAGTCTATTTTTAATAGCCCACATTGTTCTACTCTGCCCATGTCCCACTGGGTGACTAATGGGTTGTCCGCTCCCTTTTTCATAACTGGGAGGTACTCTATTAATGGCTCTTTAGATATAACGATGCCTGCAGCATGGATTCCAGTCTGTCGGACCACGCCCTCTAAACCAAATGCGGTATCTATAATCAGCTTACTGTTTTCTTCTGTGTTATAAGCTGCACTGAATTCCGTAACCTGCATACAGTCGTTTAGGTTTTTTGAGACACCCAGCACTGGAGGTGGCACTAACTTTGCTATTCTATCTCCACTTGCGTAGTCAAGACCAAGTGCTCTGGCTGCATCTCTGATTGATTGCTTTGCACCCGTTCTATTGAATGTGCAAATGTGGGCTACTTTATCTTCACCATATTTTTGTCTTGCGTACTCGATAACTTTGTCTCTGTGTCTATCGTCAAAGTCCAAGTCAATGTCAGGCATCGACTTTCTTCCTTCTACAAGGAATCTTTCAAACAATAGACCAAACTTAATAGGATCTAAGTTAGTTATACCGAAAGCATATGAGAGGATACTACCTGCTGCTGAACCTCTTCCCCAGCCAACAGTTATATCATTAGACTTAGCCCAGCGCACAAGGTCGGAAACAACCAAAAAGTATTCTGGGAAACCCATTTCTTTTACTACTCTTATTTCATGCTGTGCTCTATCTATTATATTCTGTGGTAAGTTTTGTCCATACTTTTCTCTTAGACCATCCCATGCTAGTCTTTCAAAGTATTCTGTAGAGCTTTCTTTCGTTGGTATTGGAAAGTTAGGGAAGTGTATATCACCAAAATCTAACTTAAGATCTATCATGTCATACACATGCATGGTGTTTTTTAGTTGGTCTTCAGAAAATACAGAAGCCATTTCATCATAAGATTGTAGATAAAAATGATCACCAGAAAAAGAAAATCTATCTGGGGTATGTATGTTTGAGTTAGTAGCAACACATAACATTATGTCGTGAGCATGTGCGTCACGTTGGTGAACGTAGTGGCAGTCTCCTGATGGGATAATCTTTGCGCCTATATGATTAGCGACCTTAATTAAATCCGGTATGATAGCAAGCTGTTCTGCTATGCCATGATTTTGAATTTCAATAAAATAATTTTCTTTGCCAACAATCTGCTGCATATTTGCTGCGTGGGTTAAAGCTGTCTTGTAGTCTTTTCTAAGAAGAGCTTGCGAAACTTCTCCATTAAGACAGCCAGATAGAACTATTATCCCCTCAGAATGTTGTGATATTAAATCATGGTCTACTCTAGGCTTTACATAATATCCTTCAGTAAAAGCTTTAGAGGACATCTTTATTATATTATGGTAACCAACATTGTTCTTGGCTAGTATAGTTATATGGTATGGGCCTCTTTGTTCCCATTCATTTTTTGATGGGCCAGATCTTTCCTCTTCATCTCTATCAAACCTACTTTTTCTAGCCTGGTACATTTCTGAACCAAGAATTGGCTTTACGCCACATGCTATACCGGCATCATAGAAGTCTAACCACGAGTGTATATTGCCGTGATCGGTCGTAGCTAAACCCAACATTCCAAGATCCTTGGCTCTAGTCAGGTATTGTTCTACGTCTCCATGCCCATCTAACATGGAGAACACGGTGTGGTTGTGTAGGTTTGTCCAATTCTTCATTAATTAGTTTATGCCTCTGCCTTTATTGCTGCTATCTAATGTATTGTTTCTGGTTTCTCTGTAAGTGATTAAAACTATTCCTCCACAGAACTTGCACGGCACTGGCTGTCCCGCTTGAGCGAATGGACTTCTTTCCATATAGCTCATAGGTTGATCTGAATTACACTCAGAACATACGCCTATAACATCATCTGGATCATTTATATTATTCATTTTTTTTCTCCTTCTTAGTTGATCTGTATGCGAATCTTATTGGTGAGGGAGAAGATTTTATATTTGTTTCTACAAATTTTTCTCCAACCTTAACCCATTTCTTTCTTCCTTCTAGCTGGCAATCCCCGCACCCAACACCTACTGAATTTGCTCTTTCGCAGGTGTATGGTCTACCGCCTATCCCAATCTCTCTTCTTCTTATCCAATCATTTATATGGGACGTAGATTTTTGGACGTTGTAGTCACTGCAATTGCTTAGTATTTCATGAAGAAGCTCGATAGAATCATCAGTATAAGTTAGTATCGAACATAGAAACAATCTAGACTCATGATCTATGTCATGTTTTTCTCTAGCTTCTTGATATATTCTTTTTATTGCCGGACAGTTTTTAAATAGTACATGGGGAGAAAATACTTTGGGTGAATCATCTACTTGCTTTAACCCCTTAGAGCCATGCTTGTTGAAGTAGGAAAGATAATCTTTACTTCTTTCTTTATCTGCTTCCATTTTATAAGAATATTCTCTATACCATTCATTGGATTTATAGTCGAAATCTACGTCTTGGTATTCACTAGATCTAAAGTTTCTGCTAATTAAAAAGATAGCCTCTAAACCACTGTTGAATTCATCTATAGTTAGTAGCGTTTTGTATAAACCAGTGCTCTGGTGCTTGCTGCCGGGCAATCTCCACATTCTTCTGGCATCATACACACTTAGGTCTAAGCTTGTTATGTCATAAGAAGACCTTATATCTGAAGCAATGAACCTAAATAGAACATGCAGATCATTAGACGGAGTTATACCTAAAGCTGAGCCTTCGCATTCGATGTGAAAACCTTTTTTGCCAGTAAAGTATATTTTTATAGCATCTTCGGGAATTTTATTCTTTAATATATTTACTAGCTTTACAGTTTCCTCATAAGCTATAGCTATATCTGAGTTATCTAAATCAAAATATAGATTAGAATATCTAGTTGCTTTATTTATATCTTGATTATTATAAAGCCAAACGGAAGTATATACACCAACATTGTTGTGCTTGTCTGAATACTTTTCAACCTGGTCAAAAGATATAACCAATGGATTATCGCCATTTTTTTCTCTGATAACCTTAGATAAAGAATCAACGTATCTAGCTACCTCAACAAATTTCCAGTCTTTTAAAAACTTTTTTTCATCAGTAGTTGGTCTCACTGTATTTTACCTTTGCCAGAATTGTTTACAAAATTATAAATTATTGTTTTATTATTTTTATTATTGAGCTCGAAAGAGTAGCTTCTATAGTAAACAGATTCTTGGATGTAGCTTTCTAAATTTGATACTAGAAAGTTTCTTTTATTTATTCTGTTAAGTAGTGGTTCCATGGTCTTTCCATCTGCTCTCTATGATATCATCGCCATCCAATATGTAATGGATCTTAGAAGCTATGTTATCTGCTACATGCACTATTTGGTCTAGGTAAGTTATTGGTACAGTTTCCGGTATAGGAGACCACGGACCAAGGTGGCATCTCACTAGTCTTAGTATTGTTTGAACATCATCTTCATTTACATACAACGTAGACGAATGGATGTCACTGGCAAACTTTTTGTCATCCTCTTGGCAATATTTGACAAAGTCGCCAACAGTATACGGATGCATCTTGTCGTAAGAAAACCAACCATCTTTATCTATCTTGCCTTTTGTAACATCGTGAAGCAAGCAGGCTACAAAAATCAAATCAGATTCCTCTTCGCTCATGCTATGAGATTGGCAAAGCATCTTTGCTGCTCTGACTACTCTCTTTGTATGAAGTGCGTTACCGCCCTCACCATGCTCGTCTGGCGGATGATACTTGCCTGAGAAAGATGATGGTATTTTCCAAAAAGAATCTGCTCTTACTAAGATTGATCTCACAAAAGATCTTAACCCTTCGCTAGATATAAAAGCAATTTCGTTTAATAGGGGCGCAAGAATAATATCTTCTTCTTCTATCATCGAAACTATTTTTTCATCCTTTAAGAATGAATCTAACAAGTTGTCGTCTTTATTTTTTGCCATCTTTGTTTTCCTTATCTTTTTTCCAATTAGACCATTTAGAACATGGGCTATCAAACGGACATCGTTTACAGTAGTAAGTGAGGCCTCTTCTTGGTACGAAGTTGCTGCACGCGCTTAGCTCATCTACCCAAAAATTTAATGAATCAACATCTTCTTGTACAAAGTCAACGTATTCAACCTTTGGGTTTGAAGACATGATATCGAAGTAACCATATCTAACATTCTTATTTTTGCTATCCCTATTCTTTGTATAGGCATACTGCATGGAGACAAAATCTACATTGTATAAATGCTCATGGCTGTCCTTGTAGTTAAACACCCATTTTACAACATTGGTGTAGCCATTTTTGATATAGATAATATCAAAGCTATCGGTTATTAATACTTGCCCTATTGGAAGATTGTAGTCTTCTGATATACCTATCGGTACTAGCTCTGGGTCAGAAAAATAGTTATAGAATGAAAGCAAAACGCCAGCAGCCTTGGATGTAAGGCTTGCCATATTACCGTAAGCACTCTCATGCTTGTCGTTTATTATATCTTGTGCCGAAGTATCTTTAGGGAACCAAAGCTTTTCCCATCTGTTTAATACAGCAGCGTATGAAGGGGTTTGACCGCTTTGTCTTTTATACAAAAAGAAATTTATTACATTCTTTAATGTATTCTCAAATCTTTCAGTTACAACATTCCTACTAAGGATAGTTTCTGGAAGCTTTTGATTATATCTATAGTCAAAAAGCAGGCCGCATGTTTGAAAATCTTTAATCGCCTTAGGCGTTATTTTTATCATTAAGAAAAGTCTCCACTTAATAAATCATCTAGCAAAGATGAAGTAGAATATGTATCGTTGGTTACAACTTCGTAGTCCTCATAAGACTTGGTAGTATCATTATATCTTACTAGAGGTGGGTCGTATACGAATGTAGACCCAGTTATTCTGTTTTTTGGTATCTGTAATTGCATTACATAATCCTCTTCTGACTCATCGCCGGAAGCTAGCTTCTTGTCTGTTATAAAGATAGTCACTGCGCACTTTTGCTGGATAGCGAGTGATCCACCAGTGTCTGATTGCTGGACTACTTCTCTCTTTTCTTTCATTCTGTTTGAGTTTTCTTGTGCAGTTATAATAAAAGCACAGTTCATGTCTCTAGCTAATTTCTCTAAACGAACCATCATCTCTTCAAATTCGCCCCATCTTGGTTTTCCTTTTCCACCTCGAGTGAACATTGATTGTATGGTATCAATTACAACTACATCTGGAAGCTTGGCATTATGACCCATGATGTCTCTAAGCCATCTCTCTAGGTCTTCAAAGTATGGAGTTTCCGGATCATGTCTTACCATGAATCGGTCTCCCCACTGCTCCATCTTGTCTTTAAATGTTTTAAGATGCTTATCTTTCTCTTGCTGAGACCACTTACCTGCCTCTGAATAAACGTTTTGTCCTATAATTTGAGTCATTAGGACTCTTTCCCAATGGGATATAGCTTCTTCGAAATTGACATACAAAGCAGAATAACCCACCTCAACCCAATGGTTAACTAAGCACTTAGCGAACGTGCTTTTACCCTTGCCAGAAGGAGCTATGATAGCGTGTACGGCCCCTTTAAAGAAGCCACCCTCGTCAGTGTACCCCATTGCTCTATTAAGCGACTTGAATTGAGTTGGTAAAAAATTTGGTATTACCAGAAGCTCTTCTGCTCTACCAGCTATATCGCCCGCTGTAGTAACATTCTCTAATGGATTATAGTTAATCTCATTTTCTAATTCTCTAATTTTATTAGTTAATACAGATATTCTTTCTATGTCTTCATCTGATTTGCTTGATTTTTGTGTGATTAAAATCTGCAGCTCTTGTAGATAGTCTATCTGTTTTCTTTTATTAGCCTTGTGCTCTATGACTTTTAAGATTGACTCTGCGCTCGACAAGTCTATGTTCATTAATATATCAAACATAGCCTGGGTTCCTACATGCCCGCCTAGGGCTTCATATATTTCAGTCTCTGTTTGTAGCCAAGATCTAAAGGCTATTGGATCTACTATGTCTAGCTGAGTTGCTTTATGGAAAGCCAGAATTGCGTTATAGAATTCGAAGACACCATTTTCTCCATGGTTTATGCCTACTATCTCTGCCTTTAAGTTCTCGTGGAAAAAGTTTATTGAGCCAGGGTGTCTCAGGCATAGTGCAAATATCTGATATTCAATCGGATAATTGTTATTGTTTTCTTCTATTGCCATTTTTTTCCTTTAGCTCTTTATATCTTTTTCTTTGGATAGTATTATATCTTTTTTTTGCGTCTTGATAGAAGCTACTTTCAGATATCTTATTCTTGTTATATTTGTTAACCTTTTCTTCTGACGGAACATAGTTTTTTATTGCTTCAAGTATTCTAGCAAACACCGCTTCTTCTGTCAGCTTGTCATTATACCTAAAAACTAAAAGAGCTATACCTTGTTCTTGACAAAGTCTTGCTTTTTTTTCGTCTCTCTGAACAGCTTCTTCGAAATCTTCTTTTGAATTAAAGAATCTTCCAGTATAATAAAAGTGCTGACGGCCATGATACTCTGCGGCTATCTTATACTTAGGGCAGTATATATCAAGCTTCAACCTATCGCCAATATGGTGTTCGCTCACTATGGATTCATTGGGCATTAGCTTTTGCATTATATCAGTCAAGGCTGCCTGACCTCTAGACATTTTTTTGTGTCTAGTTTTTACCCAGTTAAGCCCTAACTGATTGATCTTTTTATTTAAAGCGTTGATTGTCCAACCTAATTCCTTGGCTATTTCAGTCAAGGACATAGACGTTTCCATAAGCAAGTCTACCATGTATTCGGTATCATCGTTGTCTTTATGCGGACTTGAACCTCTTCGCATAAGGACTACTTGCTAGCTATGGTAAATACTTTTCCAAAGTCTAATATAGACATGTTTGAATTTTCCCAAATTTTAGGAGCTAACGCGGACGCTAGAACTGGGCAGTCGAGAATGCAGTAGTCTATATTTTCATGAGCTATTATAGATTCATAGATTGAGTCTAGCTTATCGTAAAAGTCATTGTATGGAACCTGCAAGTAATGCTTAGGTGATCCTATGACTTTTTGTATAGTCTTTTTCTCATGAAAAGAAACTACTAGTGTTGAACTATATTTAATGTAATGCTCAACAAATGAATCAAAAATATCTTTTTTAGAAACATAATAATATTCTAACATTCCTGCATCGTATATCTTTTCGTTGTCAAGACTCTTGATCTCGCTCACGGAAAAACCAGAGCCTTGACCAATCATATGAGTAGGAATAGCCTTCATATAATTATTGTTTTTTACTTCTAACGCACTTACGATTGACTTTACAAAAGGCTTAGGAGGTCTTTTTTCTGATGGGATCTTTCCGGTAGCAGCAAGGAGTGCTGATCTAGAAAAGTTTACAAAAGCAAAGCGCTCTTTTCTTGACATTTTATAAGTCAGTTCTTTTATTGTTTCTTTGCTATTGATGATTGTCATTTTAGGTTTACCGCCTTGTTTCCAAAAATACCCCAATTAATTAAAGTTGGGTTATTGTCCAATATTGATTGTAAGTGTATTATATTATGAAACTCACCCTTGTCAAGGGTCATGTAACGCGCGTGCTTTGAAACTCTGTCTTCTAATCTTGCATAACCTAAGTGCTGCATTATGAATGGGTTCTCGTACCAAAAATTCCCACGTCTTACCCATTCATCTACGTAAGTTGGTTCAGATCCGCAAGCTAATCTTTTATCTTTATAGACTCCATCAGCTGCGTACCTAAAGATTCTAGTGGTATTATGCGGAGCCCACATCTTGTCTACTCTGTAATAATTTTCATTCCACATTTCGCATCTTCTAACGTTTACTACGTCGAATGGAGACTTATCTAATGTGTCTTTTATGGATTCATTGTCCATTGTGTAGAGCATTTCGTCTGCGTCTATAGCGACAACCCAGTCACCTGGCTTTGCATGCTTTCCAAGATTAGCCCAAGCTTCTGATCTAAGAGCACCTTCGTGCTTTATGAACATATTTTCAGAAGTAGAGTATACCTCTGCGTACTTCTTGGCTATTTCTACAGTGTTGTCCGTCGAGCAATCATCTGTAAATATTATCTTATCTACCTGTGTAGATAATCTTTGTAGGAATTTTTCTAAATACCTATCTTCTTCGTTTCTGGCTACGACTAATCCGTAAATCATCTTTTTCCTTAAAGATAAACCAAGCGTGGGGACGAACCCCACGCTTGGTGATTGCTAATAATGATAATTAAATAACGATGTGCTTACGAGCTTGGATAGCACTGATTCTTTCAACGTCTGTGGTCTTGAGAATTACTTCTCCCGCTACACCACGACGGCCCATTGCAAGCTTTTCTGCATCTGTTTTGCTATTAGCTTTTACTACGGTCACAGTTTCTACTGTGAAGTATTTGAACTTATTCTCTGACATTTTTTTCCTTTATTGGTTTGTTGGATAATGTGTTGATATGTATTCTACAGCATCGGCAACACTCTCAGCAAGTTTTGTCGACATATATTTCATGTAAGGTCGATCACTGTTTTGCTTTGAACATATGACTATTACTGGTTGATCATTTAGTTTTGCGTATGCCATTTCGAAGTCAGTGCCTATATAGGCTCTATCTTCTAGCATGTATTCTACCAGCAAAATGTCTGATCTTTTCTGCATAAACAGATTTTTTTGCACTATTTCTTCAGCTGACATAGTATCGTCTTCTGATATGGAAGTAGGGTCAAGAACCTTATAGTCTCCCTGCTTAAGAAGCTCGGTAGCTTCTTTTCTCCAACCAAGAGCATAGTCTCCTACGTAATCCATTGCACCAGCTAAGTAAACTGTAACACTCATACTGGCCAACTATATTCTAGGTCTGTGGGTTCATCAAAAAATTGGCTATAATAACTATAATCTTTTCTTAACAAATTAGATCTGTGCGATTTATGGAATGTGTCATCACCAAACCAGCTCGGCATTTCTATCTTTGTTGTGATTTCTTCAAATTGCATGTTATTTTTATAACCTCTATTTACCCATTCTTGGATAGTGTAATTCTGGTACAGCTGTAAAGCAGCTTCATAGCCTGACCACATACGTGTTACTGGATGGTTGCGCCAACCTTTAGTGGGCGTACGGTCAAGCAAAATATTTAAGACTTGGAAAGTTTCTACACGTTGTTTTCCAAGTCTTCTATAATCTAATACCCGAACTGATTCTTTTAAATCTGCGTATGGTAAAAAAGTTTGCATTATGCCTTCTTAAATTCCTCAAAAGTTTTATCGCCTATACCAAAGTATTCTCTAGCTAATCCAGCCTTAACAATTTCTGTGTTAAGGCATTCGCCAGCTTCGTTCCATACTTTAGCAAGTATTCTACCATACTTCTCGTTCTTATCTAGAATAGTTTCAATCTTTACCTTGCTGCCAGCTTTCTTAATCCATTGATCAGTAAATTCTTTTGCGGCAAGCCCCATCTTCTTTTCTTCAAGATTAGTAGTACGGCTTTCAGGTGTGTTCACGCCATAGAGTCTTACGCTCTTTGGCCCAAGGTGAACTTCAAATCCAAGATCAATATTTATTTTGAACGTGTCTCCATCTACTACTTTAATTACCTCTGCATTATATAGGTAAACATTAAATTGATCTGACATTTTATCTTCTTTCTATTGTTGTGTGTAAGTTTTATAGTATTTTTTTAAAATATTCATCATACAGATTTTTGTTTTCAGCTCCCCAAAAACCAAAGTTTTGACCTAAATAAAACATCTTGCCATGTCCACCTTTTCTAGTTTGGTCAAAGCTATACCTAAGAAAACTATATTTTATATCATCTGTGTATTTTTCTTCTGTAAAGCCCCCATCTTTCCCCTTGCCTAAGGTGGAAATAACTGTTCTATCTGAGCTAAAAAACCTATAGCCTCTAGTAGATGCCCTAAGGGCTGTCGATTCTTGCTCTGGAGACATTAGTATAAATGGGTTATAAGAAATTTCATACAAAAATTTTGATTGGCCAAATAAAAAACCACCGTAACATAAGTAATGTTCAAGAAATTTTCCAAGAATTTTTTCTTCTGATTCTCTAGAATGATCTGGGTGAGTTTCTACTTCACCTTCTCTATGTAATGGGTAAGACTTTAGCCCTGCAAAGTTTTTTATATAAGATTTATCATTTTCAAAATAATCTACTTCACGATGCCAAGCCAATGATTGAGATAATAAAGGCTTATCGTAGTGCTTTAATAGCAACTTTAAATCATCTAGGTAAGTAGTGTCCCAACCTTTTGCAAAAATCGTGTGTGCGTCTATCTGTAAAAAGTATTCTTCATCTTCTAAAAGACTTGCTGCAGCCAATCTAGCCAAGCCAAGACCTAGTGGATTCTTATACGTTACGTTAACACATCTAACGTTCTT